TTGATATGGTTAAAGCGTGGTGCTATGAGAATGGTTATCCCCGGGAAATTCAATATGTTCAAAGTGATGGGCAGATCAAATTTTATCATGTGAATTTCAAGAATGTGGAGGTGGCGTAATGAATGCGGCTTTAAAACAGGAACTTACTCAAAAGTACAATAGTTTGGATAGTCTGGATTCGGAAAAGTTTATCGAATGCGATGAAAGATTTAATCAGGCTTTAGCAGAGTTAAAGGACAGTCTTACTTTTGACCAGAGAGACAGCTTGGAATCAGGGTTTGTCGGAGCATATTTGGCATATGGCTTGGATGCTTTTTTAAAGGGATACGAGTATGCTTTGATGAT